AAATTGTATTGTTTATAGATATTATTTTGACTGTCGTATAATGTGTAAATACCGTCATCAATTGACTTGGTTTGGTTACCAAATAACGCAATCGCCAATGTTGAGAAGTCGTGTTCAGCAATTTCAATATCCAAAGTAATTGGATTAAAGAACGTATTTGTTATTGTTATCTCTTGGTCAGGTTGCCCTATATAAGGTATAGCATTTGGTTTGTTTGTTGGTGCCGATGATGGTGATAAAGTACAGAAAATTAAATTAGTATTATTATCGGTATATCGGTATCTAATCGCCTTTTGTGAGGTATTTGTTAAATTTTGTACTATAGGTTCACAGAAAAAAGAAGATGTTATCAACCTAAAGAAATTAGGAATTTTTGTTCCATCGGAATTTAAATATTCAATTCTAAAACCAATTAATCCTTGATTAATAAATTTATTTCGATACTCCGTTGGTACTGAGTTTAAATCAATAACTATTCCTCTAACATTAGGTAATGCCGATAAAACCCCACAATCTAAAATTTTAGTTCTAATTTGAGCAGGTCTAATTAATAAAGTATAGATACCAATCTTATTAAATTGGTCTGCAGGTAATTTTAAGTTATATAAACCACCTAAAATTTCAACATCGGCATTTCCTCCTGTACTTGCATTATTAAAGTAAGGTCTTAGGATAGACGGTGCGTCTAACTTAGTTAAAACAAAATTATCTGTTTCGTCCCTTGATGGGGTAAAATTCAAAATTATCTCTACATCTTCGGGAGAGACATCAGCGGGTCTTATTGTACCGTAGGTTCCTGTAGCCATTTTTAATTATTTATTAATATTTTATTACTTTTTTTTATATTGTCCTCGGCCCATAGGGGTTGAAGGTTAGTATAATGGCAAAGTTTATAAACCTCATCCTCATTTGTTGCGGAAGATAAAGGTATTATATGGTCAATGTGACATTCACCATAGTTATCCCAAGACATCCCTTCTATAAATTTTTTTTCTAAGTAACCTTTTAACTCAATTGGTGATAATTCAACAATATCAAACGTTTTATTATTTTTTTTTAAATTATTTGTTTTTAAAAATTTACCTATTCGTTTTCTAACATTAAAACTTAACTTAAATATTGGGTCAGAATTTCTCTTATTAACCATATATCGATTATACTTATCAACATTTTTACTCCTCCATTTTAACGTGTATTGAACTGACTTTTCTTTATTCTTGTCTCTCCATTTTTTTGCGGTAATATCAATCTTATCTTTATTTATTTTATTCCACGTTTTCACATATTCAGGATTTTCAGAGTATCTATTCCGACTATATTTACGATATTTCTCAATATTATTCAAATATTTTACCCTATCATATTCTTTCACACATAGTTTACAAGAACCTCTACCCTTACTAAATTCGGTTAACTTTTTTTCAATATTACATTTTGTACAAACTTTCATATTAATAAATATCCTTTTTATATTTTTATCACATTAAAAAATTTATATCCGTATTTTTCAAGGTCCCCAACATTGTCAACTTCCCCTAATCTTTCAAGTCGTTCTAACACGGAGTTTTTACCTCTTTCGATGAAAACGTTGGATTGTACTTCCGCTTCATCAATTACGTTTAATAATACTTCATTTTTTGTTATTGCAGAACAAACCATCATGTCGGGAGTCATTCCTGAAGAATAAACTGTAAACACAGTGGTTCCATCATTATAATCATAGTAGTTAATATCATTAATTGTATAGGCGGTGTATAGGTTATCTACCGATGGACCAAAAAATGTCCCAACATTTCCTGATGTTCCTGTTACCTGAACACCTATCTTATATTTTCCAGCAAACCTTGTTGGGTCATATTTACTACCGTATTGTTCAAGGTCACTCATAGTTGAGTTTGTGTATCCTGTAATTAGGAATGGAACTGTTGTATAATTGTAACTTGATTGGTCGTATACATCACAATTAGAGTCCCCTGTAAATAAGTAGTCATACATCAATGAAGTCCCTGACCAACTACCTCCCGCAGGAGTAAAATAAGCCGTACCATTAGGGTTAGTCGCAATAACATCAGTAAACGGTACCGTAACATCTTTTTTAATGACGTTATACCCCCATGGACTCATTCCCGACATTGTAATTGTATATTCACCATTTGATGCGTAAGTATGGGTATAATAGTTGGGAGCCGTAATAGGAACCAATTGTGGTGGGGAACCGTCTCCCCAATCAATCTGATAAGTTGCAAAGGCCAAATACTTTTTAAACTCGGTGTCTGAAGTATTATAAAAATAATATGTGTTCGGAGCGTAGGTTGAGGCGGAAAATAAGAAATTAGTCATCGTATCTTTTTGTAACACCATTCCATCAAATACCGAATAATACCCAATATCAATTGTGGTCTCACTAAGAAAAATTGGGACGGTCAATCCTGTTAATAGAGACGTTCCATCTGTACCACCTGTGACTATTTGTGTCATTGCGGAATAAACCCGAGTATAACCTGTGTATTGACTTGTAGTGGTTGTAGTTGTAATATCACAACAAGGGTCACCACTTAAATTAAATTGTGAATTACCTGCATCATAAGGAACAAGAAATAAATCCCCATTAATAACTTCAGGAGAAATCCGTATACTATAATATCTATCGTCCATTATGGGTTAATATATTCATACCATTTTATTGGTGAACCCGCACCTATACGGTTATTTAGATAATCAAAAACCTCGTAAGTTTTTGTTGTATAATCTATTATCACTTTATTAAAGAAATATCGACCATTATCAAATATAAATTTATCCGACAAGGATGATTGTGGTTCATTCATCATCTTAACAAAAACACCAAGTCTACCATCAAAAAATTTAGCGGACATATAAAAAGTGTCAATATTTAAAAACGCCTCATTCTTTAACCAATAAATAAAAAATCCTTCTTTATCCCCAACAAAATCTAACGTATATGACGGTTTTCTAATGTTAACATTTGGGGTTAACGGTGATATACTCGCACTTTCTGTTGCTCCCTGTTGTACAGGAATTATTATTGTAAAATAATTTGTTTGACTTTGGGTGTCCTTTGTATCATAAAAATCAAGTTTAAAAAATGATTTTGTAAACGGTTTCTCGTAATAATAGATTTGAGTACTTGAAAATCCTGAAGGGTTTGCGTTTGGGAATAGATAACTATTTACCCAATCCGTTGACACCGTTGACGCACTTACAGGTACACTAGAATCATAAAAATAAAAATCATACTTAATTTCTGTCTTTTGATTTGGGATGTATGGCGAATGACTGAATCTTAATATTTCAAAGTCTTTTGCCACTCCAATAATATCTCCCAAAACCTCTTCTTCATAAAGTTCAATACTGTCATCTCTACCATAGAAATCCCACTTGATTTCGATAGGTAAATCAATTGACTTATTTCCTTTTGGTATGGTAAATAAAAATTTGTTACTCACAAGGGTCTATTGTTGGGTCTGCGATTATGGTCTGTTCATTATAATTAGTTCCTTCAGGTATTATTCTAAAAATAATGTTTTTAAAAGGATAATGAACACCGTTCAAAAAAGGATAACTAACACCAATATTACCACTGTCAACAAAACCGTAAGGATATAAATCCCTCCAAATAAATAAATTTTTAGTTGTTGAAAAGTGTGAGTAATCAGGAATTCCTACAACGTTTCTAATATCTCCATCTTCAATATAATCTGAATAAACTCTTGTTGTTAACACATGATGTGGTTGATAATAATACCCAAGTTGATTAGCGACGTTTCCTCCAATTCTAAATGAAAAAGGATTAAACGTTAGTTTATGAAATAGATTAGAAATAACTTTTTCTTGTTGGTCATAGTCATTCCACTCACAATAATCTCCATCAATTATATCCCCCTCTTTAAGAGACTCGACATAAGTAAAGGTTATTAATCCAGAACCTGGTCCATATCCAGAACTAATTGGTGTTGTATAACTTCCCATAGGAAAATTACAATCAGAATCACTATTACTTGTTGACCACCAAGAACTAGGAAGTCCTGAAGAATTTAAAGGTAAATTAAACTCCCATCCTTCTCTTAACCCAAAATAATCTGTACTTGGATATGCTCTAGGTATTCCAAACATCCACCCAAAATAACCTTTATATATAACAGTAAAGAATAATTCAGTAATTGGTCTTTTTTGATTATCTCTAATTGGGTTAACTCTAATGTCTTTATTGAAAGATAATGTATAAGATTGTGACCCTTCTTTAATAGACACTCGTGCGACTTGATTTGGTGTGTACCCACTACTTTCATATTTCTTTTTTTCTCCGAAAATATTTTGTTCAAACCCCGCATTAACTAAAACCGCGTTTTCCGATTCTGTTAAGATTTTATTTCTTCTAACATAGTATGTTGAAATGGTGTCGTCTTCATGTTCATTTAAGATTACTCTTTTGGCAGTTCCCGTTACACCATTATTAAATGTCCCACCCAAATACCCAACGTCAATTATATTAAAAACATATTCTTCACTACCAAAGGTACTAACCCCTAACGAGTCTATTTGGAATAAGTCAGTTCCATTATATGAAAAGCTCAACTTAACAAATTCTCCAACCGACATTCCATGTTTAACGGGACATCTAAATGAGACGGTATTTCTACCATTATACACCGTATTCTCAATAATGAACGGTATACCATCACCAACAATCCAATTTAAAATAATGTTAGTTTTTTTATCAGTTGCACTCATAGGTTTTGTATAGTCATTTTCATAACCATAACTAACAAAGAAATTCCAATTGTAACTTGAGGCACTTTTTGGTATAAAATTTAAATGTTCATTTGGTGGTTGGGTATATCCACTAACATTATAATCAGTTCTAATAAAATCAAATTCATTATATTGGGGGACTCCTGTCCACGAAATCGTTGTCGCACCACTAAGACATTGAAGGGCTGCGGCCGAATCGGCGTTTAAATAATATAAATTATTTTCAAATGGAGGATAGTTGGTAAATCCTGAATATGCGTTTTGAAATAAAAGTGAGAACTTACATGTTGGTCTAATAATATCTGAGTTTTGTCGTTCATTATCAAACACCTGTTCTAAATTCACGTCAAGACTTTTATCAAATTCAACATTTTCTTTTGCCGTCTGAATTAATGGTACATTGAACAATAGTGTTGTGTCAGGTGCGGATTTATAACGTAATGAACCTAAAATTACTCGTATATCTTGTCTATTTCCCATGTTAATCAGTTATTATTTCGAATCCAATCCATTTAGTTGCAAACCTATCAAATGACGTTTTACCTTTTTTAAGTCCAAAATAAAAGTGGTATGGAGCTCCTACGGTTATTGTTCTCGGGAATATAGTGTTATCGTCTTGTGAACTTGGTGCAGGGTCATAATTGCCCAAACTATCAACAGAATAAATGTATCCTTTAAAATCTTTAATGATAGATGTCGACCCTCTAAAGTATCTTGAGTTTACTTCTATTCTATCCAAGGTCTGATATTTGTGAGTAAAAAAATCTGTGCCCACAGTATTGGTGTACCAATCATTACTTTGTGAACCAAAAATACTATCGGTATCACCCGTTTTTATCTCCCACTGATAAAAAGGTACGGATTGGGTAAATACGTTAAAGTAATTGAATGCACATGTATCTGTTACCATCGCTAGGTCATTAATAATTGTTCTTTTAGGACTAATAAAATCTCTAACCTGTGTATCTGAAGAAAAGAAAATCCCAATAATACCATCTGCAACACCCCCACCATTAAAGAAAATTGGGTCTTGAACTAAAGGAATTGACGGATAATTAGAGGATTCAAAGTCCGCAACACCTAACTCTGAACTTATTGATATCATTTGAGCGTAATCCGCATCAACAAACAGTTTAGTTCTTTGATTAAAATACGAAAGAATGTTTCCTCCTCCAGCACCTAATAACTGAGCCAAAAAACTTGTACTCGCTAATCGACTAATAATAAGTAGATTTAGTATTTCCGAAACATCGGTAAAAGTTGTTGACCCCATTTTCTTAACAACGTACCCATCATAATCATCTGACATAACAATCTCTTGAAGAAATTGACTTCTAGGTCCTAAGTCCATGATAGTTGTTGGAAATTTTAAATTCTTAACATTCCCTTTATATAACGAATAATTTGGGGAGTCCGCTCCAATAAATTTGGTACCATCCCAAGGACTACTTCTATAGTAAAAATTATTCGTTGGGTGTAAAATCACAGTATCTCTACAATATTCACTATACGGAGCATTTGGTGGGGTTGAGGTAGGACTTGTGAAAAATCTATCGTTTTTAATATTGAATGCGTATAGAGTACCATTAATCCAATTGTTTGTAAAAATATGTGACCAAACATCTCTACAAGCACCAAAGGTAATTTGTATTCTTGATGACCACTCGGCAACTATTTTAATATCTTTACCTAACGATGCGAAAATTTTTGTTATTGTTATATAACAACCATTTTCCATAATTAATTCATTGTTTGATGTGCCATTTTCATAACAAGGGTTTGGTGACGGATAATAATTAAATTCATTAGGTACAACGTCATTATAACATCCTAACGGTATCATTGTATTACAATTAAACGTATCTAAAACAGACCCCGTCATTGTTGATGAATCTACTGGGTCAGGTCCTGCCTCAGCGACAGATGGTGAATTACTATCAATTCCCTCGGTATTGGTTACCGTTCCGTCATCACCAATTTGATATGCGGAAAAATTAGCGTTTTGTTGTAATGCGTAACTATTACCCGCATTATCAAGGGTTAATGTTGATGTCGGAAGTCTATCTGACCTCATAATAATTTGTCTATTATTAGACCCTAATCCAACAGGATAACTATACGTTCCAGAATATCTTGGTGCGTAATAATACCCAATAATTGTTGGTGGTGTGACACTGCCTGCAGGTATAATGACTTGTTGTAACATTACCGAACCACCGTCAACGATTTCATTTTGAAAATATCCTCTATTATCCGTTGAGTAAATATTAACCGAAGAAGTAACACTAGTATTATTGGGGCCGCAACCTGGTGATAAGTTAAATACGTCCCACTCTATTGTGAAACCATTTTGAGGACTAAGAAATGGTTTAATCGAATAAGCGTTATCTAATCCAATTTGACAAGCCACAGATAATTGTGGTGCACTTAACGGTGTAAAAGTAGGTATACTATTATCCAACGATGAATAATAACTTGGTAAATTTGACGTAAATGACGAAAATGATGCAAATCCTGATAATGCTGGTTGGAAGTGAAACGATTCGTAATAAAGATATTCCGAAGTTGCCGCGTCAATTGAGGTGACATTTGTCATTGTATGTCTAACCGATTTTACTCCACCTTGAATAGGGTGATTTAATTTGTACTGACCTGTAACCGTTTTTCCTGCGGTTCCCATTGTATACCCAAACAATAAACTTAAGTCATAACTATTTTGACATCTTGAGGAATACGGGTCAACCCCTCTAACCATTATCACTATAACTTGTTCATCGGCATCGATAAACATTGATAAAGGATTATAATATAATGGTGATAAGGATTGTGCACAGTTATCGGCAGATAAAAATGTAAATGTCATATTATTATACAAATACCTTTTATTTAAACTTAGATTACTTGATGACGGATTACACGCTCCTGAAAAAGTATTATAGGTCATTGCGGTAATGACTTGAAAATATTCTACGTCCATAGGGAACTTAGCGTATGTCGCGTCATCAGTATTTCCTGTTATTTGATATACCGTAGTCTGAACAGGTAATCCATTTGCCGCACCATAATTTGAATAGTTGATATTTATAGTACTACCTGGCAAATCATTAATTGAGGTTCCCGTAATACTTCTGGTCCCGTATTGGTTGTATGAAGTAACACCTGTTAAATTTACGTCCTGAGATAATGAAGGGTCTTGAAATGATACAATCTGTCCAACAGGAAAAGTTGATAGTTGACTTGGTCGACATGAAATGACCACAACATTATCATAATGGTTTTTTATTAAGGGGTTGTTTAATGACGTGTCAAAAGTAACTTTAATTCTATTATGTCCACCGCCAGGGTTTGTGCCTAAAAAATCATCAAAATATTTTGCCTTATTATTAAATAAATTTATTCTTTCTGCTAAAGTTAAACTTGACGTGAATATATGTCTATCATATCCCGAATCTTGTCCGTAAGTTTGTAATTCAGGTACTAAAGATTGTGAAGTAGGATTAACGCTATTAATTGCTTTACCCGACATCATTGATGCAAATGCGTCAGGATAAGTTAATGATGGTTGGAAATATACAACATTATATTTTGTTGAGATTTGGTACTGAGATAAAATTCCATTAATTCCTGAAGTGGCAATTATTTCTTCGGTATTAACTCCTCCAACGGAATCGTCTTGAGCGTCTCCATCAATAGTGTCCCCTTCTTTACATGCACATAATTCACAATCGGGATATGATAAATTAGGTAATCGTAAATGAGTAAATTTTTTCCATAAGTTTAACATTTGGTCAATTAACTCCTGCATCTCATCAAAAGTCGGACAATCAAGTTCGTTTATGTTAGCCCCAAAAGCATTAATCACACTAATAACACCATTGATTATCGCACATATTATAATAACGATTGTAAAGACAATCGCAACAACAACGGCTAAGATTGGTCCTAAAATGTACTTTAATAAGAAGGCTAATATATGTGAGACAATTAATAATAAGATGATAATTGGTTTAAAGACAAACATTGCAATAACAAATAAAAGATATATAATGTCAAATCTTAAAAACGAATCGTTTGTTGGGAATTTAACATTTTCACTTTCACAACTATCATCCAAAATGTGTTTTATCGTAATCATTCTATTTGGGAGAAACCCTTTTCTGTATTGGTCAATCATCTGTGACACGGTATACACTTTGTTATACAACATCTCATAAAATGTGTCCTCACAATTAATTGCCGCTTGTACGTCAGCATAATCATTCCAATCTAAACTAAAGGCGTATGACTTAATCGCGGTAGAATACCCCACACCTGTTGTTAATGGGTCAGTACCAGAAGTCGTCCACCCATATTCTCTAACATTAGGAACTAAAAAATACCCTCGTTTAATGGCCTCACTTAATGATGGTGATTGGTTCCACTTAACCTTAAATCGATACTTTCCTTTTGTTGGTATACCTTGTTTAGGGTCATTCGATAATACTCTTTCTCCAAATTCATTTGTTACGACATAATCCAAATTCATCGGGACATCTATTAACCAAGCCCCGTTTTCATCGATAACTTGTCCTCCCCCTTCTAAGGCAACAGTCTCTAAAATAGGTTGTCCATTAACGTCTTGAGCAATGGTTTGTCTTATTGCCAAGATTTCTCCAGGCCCCGCAACTAATCCACATAAGTTACCTTGTTTTAGTTTTGGTTTACAGTTTCTTTTTTGGAATTGGTTATCCGCGTTTGATATAATTGACCCCATAAAAATAGATGTTGGGGTTATAGTAATATTGGCCTCATCGGTTAAGTCAAAGTCGGTTCTTGTAACACCTAAATTACAAACCTCGGGTTGTCCCCATAATGGTTCTACTTCTATAACACGATTAATCGTAATAATCTGAGGTAACTCATTTAGGTTAGTTGAACTTTTAAACTTTGTTCCCGCAACTTGAGCGGGAGTGGCAATACCCATACGAATTAAATCCTGAGGCGACAATGAAAATTCTCCAATGTCAGATAAGTCAACATCGACATGGATTGTTTGTGACCCTGTAGGAACTCCAAATATCATATAATCACCACTATCGTTAGTCTTTGCGGTATACTTAAAATACTTGTCATAGACCTCAATTAATGTTGGGTCAACTAATACATCATGTTTATCAAAAAAAGTTCCTGTAGGGGAGTGATTACTATATGATGGTAGATATGGTAATAAATTATATCTATATCCATCTTCGTTTAATTCGGATAAAGTTTTATAGGGGTATAAATCAGATATTATTGGGTTTGTTGTGTCTTCATTAGTCAAAGGAATGAATACCGATACTTTGGCATTAGGTATTCCAAAACCATCGTTAGCGGTTACTCTACCAATGATAACTCCGTAATCAGAACATTGTCTTGTGTATATTTGACTCTGTAATACTTTAAGAGATAGAATTTCAAGATATTCAAAATCTTGGTCTATTAAAACCTTTATTGACTTATCTACACCTACTTGAGTTCTTATTCTATATGAATTCGACATTATTAATCTTTTTTGATAAATAGTTTATATGCTACTTTCAAAAAGATAAATCATTATTTAATAAAATAAATTATCAGGAGAAATTAACTGTTTTTAAATTCTTAAATCTAACTTGATATGTCTGACTTGGTTCAGCAAAAATTGTCTCATCGACCAAATCAATTTCTCGAGTTTCTGAGTTTAGATATTTTTGAGAAGTTTGTGATGAGGAGTATTGTCCTCCAACTTTATTGAAAACTTGTATACCTGAAACAGAGATTACTCCGTTTTCACTTTGTATTTGTCTTCTAATTTCAGAGATATATACATTTTGTCCCATCTGTCTATGTGAAGGGTCAAAATACGTTGACACTATATTAACAATTTGTGAAATTACTGCTCCTTGATTTTGACTATTATCCAAAACAACATCAAGATTCATCGCTAAATCAATAACACTTGCGGTCTCAATCGAGATGTAATCATTAATCATTCTATAGTTAGATAGGTAATTTGCAACATTATTTTTTAATGTGTTAGAAACAATTTCGGTTAATTTACCTGAATCATCATAAGACAACATTTTAATTTTAATCTTATTGTTTTCCTCGGTAATCGCCGCTTTAGCAGGAGCCCCGAATTGTGATGGCATTGTTCTAATAAGAGAATCGTAATCATTAACCGTAACCGCCCTGTTTTGTGCTGAGAAATTAAAACCAACTAAGTTTCTAACCTCTTCTGTTGTCGGAGATGCCGACCCACCAATTGCCGCAGTAACATTAATACAACTTAATGAGTTAACAACACTCGTATTTATTGAGTCCGATGGTCCATTAACAAAGAAAGAAACGGTACCAATTTGTGTTATAACATTAACACCTAAATTACTTCCTGTACCACCACCAATTCTATATTGTATAAACATGGTTGTGTTGGCCTTAACCGTACTACCTAACGCCAAATTATTAGAATATTTATATAAATTTAAATTATAACCATCTCTTGCAAATTCTCGTAATTGTTCGTCAGCAGATTGTGTACCACCACCAAAAGTCATTTTTAAGAATCCTTCAGGAGTAAACTCGGTTATAAACTTGTCACTTGTTGTAACATATCTTCCAACTTTAATTCCAGGTTGGTCAGAAACTTTAGTAGGGTCTTCGATGAATACTCTATCCTCAATTAACGCCTTAACCTCGTACCATCTATTATCGGCTCCTAAGAATTCTTGTGACGAAGGCATATTTGCATATTGGGTACCATCTTTTAATAAAACACTTGTCACCCCTAAAACATTTTTTTCAGGTAGGAACATTTCAAAGAATGGTTTAACATCGTTAGGTGTCATCACTCTTTTATAAACTTTAGTAATACCATTAACAACGGTCTCTCGTTTTACAATGGTATAATTAAGTAATTTATTATTTGAATCGAAATTAGGTATTTTTAATCTGTTTGGAAATCCGTCTGCGTTAATTGCTGACGCAAAATCAATGTCGTAAACCGTTTCAAACACTTGACCTGCACCACTAACTTGTGACCCTCTTCTTAATATACCACAATATCTTAAATCTTCCTTGTCCCCAAAAGCGGGTACGGTAATTGAGAAATCTACTAATGCAACCGAAGGTCTTTGCCCTGGCACTTTTAATCCGTATGTTCTTGCAATGTTAAAGATTGAAGACCTTTGTTGTGCATATTGTAAAACAGTTTCCTGAATACTTCGGTCAATGTTGAATTGTAAGTTATCACTAACCGCGGCGTTTAAGTCCAATAACGCTGAGAACACTGACGCATCATTAAAATTGTCAATTAACTCGGGATAGTATGTTCGGGTAAAATTAATTAACTCAGTTCTTATTGACTGAAAATCCCTTGTCGTATACGATATTTTTTTATTAGCCATATATTATTAAATATTAATGATTACGAAATCACTCTGATTAAATGCGGAATCTGTGATTATATAATCAATTTTAATTTTAGCGGTATGTTCTTTCTCACTTATTCCAGGAACTCGATACACTCTTGTGTCTCCTTGGACGTAGGTCCCTTTATCTTCTTCCCCATCAGAGGCGTCAGTTACACTTATTTTTGTTATGGTAATTCCTGGGATATATTCAGAAACCGAATCTCTTATTTCCGCCTCAATATCTGAAAATGTTGGTCCATCCATAGGTTCAAAAATATATTCATAAAGTCTTGTCCCAAAATCAGGTAAATAATATCTTGTACCTTTTCTTGTTAATAATAAATGAATTAGATTTGTTCTAACCTCTTCATCACCATCTTGTGATAACGAAAGATAATTACCTTTTAAAGAATCTCTAAAAGGGAAGTTAACTCCATATGTTTTTCCTTCTGCCATATACTATAAATATAGTGTCGTAATATTTTCAATAAATAGATGTAAAATAAAAAATCACGACACATGTCGTGATTTCTATCGTGATTATTTAGTAATCACATTTCCTTTTTTGTATTTTGGTTCGTATGAACAATTTAAACATCCATTCCCACAACAACTACCCCTTCGTTTATGATAACTTTCCGTCATCACCATTCTACCTTGTTCCCAATAAAAATCGGTAGGTAAAAGTTTGTTTTTGGGGGTAATTTCTTTAATATGTAATTGGACAATCCAATCGTTAGATGCGTTTACAGTCATTTAATTCTTTTTTCTCTGATTATAAAACGCTAACAACACTTGATATGTTAACGTTACATTATTTCCCCACGATATTTTTACCTCTTCCATTTTAAAGATTATTTTATTTCACATCCACCTGCACCACAAGCGATTTCACCACTTAGGTTTGTTTCATCAGAATGTTCAACAACTTTAGTTAAATCAATTGAATGTAACTTAGTTATCATCGCATCAAATTCTTCTTTAGTACAATCGGTAAACGGTGCTTGAATATACGTTCCCCCATCATGTGGTAAAACAGATAATCCATTATAAAAATCTCTATTGTTCCACATCCAATCTCCCGCTAAATCCCAATCTTCCGCCTTCAAACTAATTGTTGCCGATACGTTGTGCATATTTGAACCTCCTCTATGTCCTGGTCTAACCCACTCTTGAGTTACTTTTTTAACTCTCTCCAATAGTTGGAATGGACTTTCTGTTCTTAATATTGCCCCTTCAGGTGCCTTTTGTGGTACCGAAATTACTGCGGTATCGTGAGGTCTAAAGAATTCGTCTTCAACTAATTCGGGGTGAAACTCACTCAAATATTGGTAAATAGACTCATTTTTTCCAACACGAATTCTTCTGATATAATAATCATTATGCCAAGCGTGAATTCCTGAAGACGTTCCTAAAGTTAATGATGTTGTTCCTGCAGGTTTTACTGTTGTAGTTCTTGCGGATTTATTAACACCAATTAATTTAGCAACTCTTTCGTTTTCTTCTTTAACAATTTTTGCCGCCTCTTTCATGTTATAACCTAAAACAACTCCCGAACCGATTCCCGTCATAGAAACACCGATTAATGCGTCTTTCTCAGTTGTTCTCTTCCAAATATCTCTTAAATAATGGAAGTTAGTGTAACCTGCTTGTAATGTTCCAATAAAAGCCGCCGCTCTAACACGGTTATTTAAATCTTCTTGTGATTCGATATCAGAAACATTTACCTCACATAAATTACAAAACTGATTAGGTCTTAATGCGATTTCACAACAAGGATTTGTTCCCCAATCTTTATCATTTGTAAAATAAATTCCTGGTTCACCTGCTCCTGAAGCCTCAATACGTTTCCATAAATCCATAAAAAATTCTTGGGTGATTTTGTGTCTCAATAACGCCGCTGAGTTATTTGCTCTACCTCTTTGTGGATTTGTTTCCCACCAATTACCTGACTTACAAGAAATCATTTCTTGGTCATCAGCACTAAACAAAGAAATTAACGCTGCTCGTCTAATACCTCCCGCAAGAACCGCGTCAGCAATATGACAAACCATATCATGAACTTCAATAGGTGTTAATCTATCACCATCTTGTTTTGATTCTAAAATTCCTCTTAATTTATGTAAACAATCTTTAAGCGGTTGAGGTCCTGGCGCCTTACCTCCTGAGGTTACAAGTTGAGCCCCTTTTTGTCTAATGTCTGAGAAATCAAAATCAGGTGTTGATACTTGTTCCCCAAAATAGGATTTGAACAATACTTTAATTGCGTCCGCCCATCCTTCGATTGAGTCTCCGATTAAGTATCGTCTTTTTCTATTCTCACTTGGTTTTCTTATTTCAGGTAATTTTTCTACGTGATGTTTTTGTACTGAGTATCCAACACCCGTCCCGCCTAACAATAGGAACATTGATTCAGAAAATGCGTCCAAGTGGTCGATTGGTAAATAAGCACAGTTATAAATTCTGTTTGGTGATATTTCAATTGGTTTTCCACCAAATTGCATCGACCTCATTGAAGGTAATACTTTCTTATCATACACGAATTTATACACCTCTCTAATCTCACTTTCAAGTGATGGGTATTTTTTAATGTGCATGTTTATGTTTCGGGTTACTAATTCTTCCCAAGTTTCACGTCTGTTTAATTCAGGTACAAATTTTGCGTACTTCATATAGACTGTTAAGTCCGATAAAATCTTTTGTGATGCGTCCATAGTTCTACTAATTCTTTTTTTTTATTTTTTTGGTTATTGTTTTTCTCTTTCTTTTCTTTTATCAATCAAATCCTTGATTCGTTGTCTATTTCTTTCTTCTGTCTGTTCTTCAAGACCTAAGAATGTTACTGATGATTCTGTATCGATATCTAACATACCGTTATCAAATTTACAGTTTTCAAATACAACACCATCATCACCGATTCTTGATTTTGTGATTGCGATAGTTGCTAATTTCATTTCTTTTTGTTGTAACGATTTTGCCACGGAAATAATTACGTGTCCAACCTGAGCTTTCTTAATTGACCCTCCCATTTGGTCTGTGGTAACTACCTCTGAAGATATTGAACTTCTGTTACCTTGAGTTGCGGTCCAACCAACTAAATCTAACTCATGACACATAGATTCAAACCCTCTCATAACCGAACCTTCTGACTTCCATTCGTCACCTAAATTTTTATCAGGTACCACACAATCAATATAATCAAGTAATACCATGTCAATTTTAATACCGTCAGCAATCATTTTTCTGATTTGTCCTTTGATTTGTAACATAGTTACTGTATCAGATGGTAATTTTTTAAGTATTAACTTATTCTCCATTGAGTCTTTAATCTCTTTGACTTTAGCCATTACTTCTTCTTTCTTCACAGTTAACTCATCAGGATGTACTTTCGTCCATAGTGTGATGTGTTTTCTTTGAATAATTTTAGGATTATCTTCAAAAAATATTTGTAGAACATTATACCCTAAATTAAATGCGTGGTTTGAGATTTTAGTTAACAATGTTGACTTACCAACACCTGTTGGGGCTAATATCACACCGATTTCTCCTCGCGCTAACCCACCTTTTAAGAGTCTATCAATACCTGGGATACCCATTGGTATTGGGTGTCTATAATCTTCGTTTAAAACCTCATCTAAGTTGTTAAAAACATCTTCCGTACCATCTTGTCTCTCGCCAACTTGTAACGCCTCTCTAACGAGTGCCTCCAAAGTATCGTAATTCTCAAATTCACCACCGTCAATTACTTTTTGAGCCTTAGTAATCGCTTTTTGTAACTCTTGTTGTTTACAGAATTTCAACGCTTTCTCTTGAACGAACTCTTGTCCCTCAGTCGGAGCATCTTTAATTTTTGTTAAAGTGTCTAACACAATTTTAGACGCCAACTCTTGTTGTAGTTCTGATTTTGTAATTTGTTCTAAAGTGTCAAATGTTGGGGTGTGTTCGTATTTGGTGTAGTACTCCTTCACCATTTGAATGATTATCTTAAAGTATTTGTTTTCAAAATAACTGTTCTCAATTACGTCAATAATTGACCTTGAAAAGTCTTTATCAACGATGATTTGATTTAATAATTGTATCTGAAAAGTACTCCCTAGATAATCGAAATTTTTATTTGACGCCATATAATTTTAGTGTTGTTTAAGATAAATATTAGGCCTTAGTCGGAATTCCAAGGTACTCGTATGTTAAATTTTCTGTTGAAAAAATGTCAGTCAAATCCGAAAGTATACTTTTTATGTGCGGGCGTATGTCTACGGTGTATCTTATCTTTGGTGGGAAGATTTTTGCGTCCATCCTTCTATGACAAATTGTCATATCTCCGTCCTTAATAAAAATGTTAAAATTTTCAGGACCATTAGTATATGATGTTTCAAGCATCATAGGGTTCTGTTTAATCTCGTAAGAATTGTCCAACAAATAAGTTGTCGCCTTCATTTTTAACTCATACTCTAAAGTATTTTTTAACTCATAAAGATACTCATAAAACTCAAGCGAGTTTTTTGCTTCAGGGTTATAATTTCTCACATTAAAAAATCTTTGGACGATGATGTTATCGTTAACCATCATTAAAAATTCTAACTTTGTTGTTTCTTGGTCTTTCATAATCATTATTATTTTTTTTTATAATTTTTCTTCTCTTTTCTTGTTAATTTTAAAAATGGGGTCAAGAAGTTTACCCAATTATTATCTCCTTTAGGTAAAAATTTAAAGAACCCATCTTCCATCATCATTTTAATGATATTCCTATGTCCTCTCCCATCTGGGTCTAATGATTCTGTGTAATATAGTTCTACGAGTGTTTTACCTTCATCGGTAATTAGTGGGGTTGATAAGTCTACAATTTTTTCATTAATCTCAAAAAATTCGTTTCCGTAAATTCCTGTTTTTGTTTTTCCTGACAGAAGATTTTTCAATACTGTATTATCTTTATCCTCAGATAACAATCTTTCCGCCTTTGTTAAAATATCGGTTATATTAACCTTTTCGTCAAGTATCTCAGGAAATAATTTGATTAAAGTTTTTTCCCCTAAGTAATAAATCCCATCTATATTATCGGATTTATCTCCTGCCAATATTTTATAGGTTTTTACGTTCTCATGTGGGATGGAATAGTCGTAGATTTTGATTTTATCCCCGTTCTTATACGTTTGTTTTGCTGATGGGGAATAGACACTCACCTTATCGGAAATAAGTTGTGTAAGGTCTTTATCTGACGAAAAAATGGTTTTAAACTCGTTGTGAGAAATCTGACAATAGTACGCGATTAAATCATCCGCTTCATTGTTAGTAATGTTTATTTGTCTAATAAACATCTCTTCTAAATATTGTTTAACTCGTTCTTTTTGGAATTGAAAAGAGGTTTCTTTGTACTCATTAATTTCCTTCGTACGATTTTCTTTGTACCTTGGATAGAGAAGTTTTCTACTTAAAGAATTATCTTCCCCATCCCAAAATACAACTACTTTATCAAAATTTTGTTCTTCAATAAATCTTCTGATAGTATTTAAAAAATGCCATATACCACCGATATGTTTACCGTCATGATAAAAATCTTTTACCCCATGAAATCCTATCTTAAGGAGGTTATTCCCATCGACTAATAATGTTTTTATCACTTGTATTGGTGTATAATTATGACTGTTCTCTTTCTTCTTTTAAATCAAAATCACCATCTGTTCCGATGATTTCTTTCCAATAGTCGGCGTATTCTTTCTTATATTTTTCAATAGACGCCTTTTCTTCTGTCGCTTCTTTTCCCGCAATAAATCCATGAGGCGTTACGATGATTTTTCCGTCTTCATAACCTAAACCGTTAATATGGTTTTTCATTACAGATACTTTAGTTCTTGACGCAAACTTAATTGTTCTTTTATCTTTAGTTGCGGTAATTTTAGTTGTACCCGCCCCTTTTTGATTACCAAACAAGAATACTAAAGAAGAGTTTAACCAAATAGCCTCACCTCCTTTTGCTTTAATTTTTGGTTGTCCGAATGGATTATCAGGTAACTCAACCCATGGTTGGTTAACAATGATTAATGTATTTTCGAACTTTGAGTCAGCCTTACGACTTCCTGAAATACGTTGGTTAATCCCCATCCCAATTTTATCCGCCAATGTTGACGCGTTATGTTGTTTACCTCCCTTTCCTTCAAAAGTCATTTTACAAGGAACAGAACCAACTGAATCCCACATAAAACATAAACTATAATCTAATTCACCTTTTTCTTGTGCGTCTAATAAAGAGTTAATGTAATCGGTAATTTGTTCTATATAACTAAAGTTATTATTGAATATGTAAAATCCGTCCCAATCTAATTCTCCTGTTTCTTGGTCAACCACTTGCTCACAGTCAAAACCCATTAGTTTTGCGTGCTCGAATGACCATTTTTGTTCTGTAATAATAAACACAGGAAGTATACCTTTCTTTTGAGCATCAACCGCAGTCTTTACCAATGCCGTTGTTTTTCCTGTATCTGAGTGACCTAAAAACATATTCAAATGTCCTATTGCGGGTCCTGGTAAACCAACCGCATCTAAGAAATCATTACCCAAATCAAAAAACCTTTGGGGTTTATATTTCGCAGACGTTGAGAATTTATCTTTAATTGACTTAAAGTCGTTTTTCTTAATTGCCATATTGTCTATGTGTTATTAAATGTTTTGTTAAAAAATGAGAACTTGGACATATACTTGGACGCGATGTCTTAGTAAGTGTCCAAGTTCAATAACTTAGAACGGTAATTCTTCGTCAGGTTGGTCACCCGCTTGTGGGTCAATAGTTGGTTGTTTTTCAGATTTACCTCCCATAGAAATTTCTGATTCGTCAGAGTTTCCATATGCGTATCCACCTTTGTCGCTATCCCAACGTGGAGTTTCTCCTCGTGCGATTGCTTCAAGATATTCTACAGGTTTTTTAGAATAAACGTCAGACCAAGTAAGTTCGTCAGTAATCCAAGATTTTGCAGTCTCGGTGTCTGTGTGAACAGGTCCTGCGTCTTCATACATAACAGTTTGGATGACCGTATAAACGGCACCTTTAGGGGTTTTTGCTTTGGTTAATTCAAGGATAATGTCACGACCTGTTGTTGTGTCAGTAATATCACCTTTAGCTCTCCAAATAGGAATAATTTTGTCAAGGATTCCTTCATTCTTGTAATTGTGTTTGAAACGCCAGAATTTAACTCCGTCCGCCTCATTATCACGGTCAATTACTTTTACGATGTAAAATTTACGAGGTTTGTATTGTTTAGCAAGTTCTTTGTCAGAATCTCTGCCCGTAGACATAAGTTCTTCGTTAACTTCACTCAAAGGTGAACGTTCGTTATCATTCTTGCCTGGGTCGAATAACTTTACCCATTTTCCATCCACTTGAATCTCGTGGAACCATACTTCTTTAAAAGGTGAAGAACCATCAGGTGTTGGTAAGATTCTTAATCTTTTTTGACCTTGTTTCTCGTTATCCTTAAGGATTGCCGCGAAATACTTTTTCAATCTATCTTCTTGAGATATTTTTGAGGTGGAAGTATAACCACCTTGTTTTGATTGTTCGTACTGTGCTAGTACCGAATCTAGGGAATTGTTTGTCGCCATATAATTTAAGTTTTAATTGTTTACTAAGTATAAGTGTCAGCCTTTGGTTTGTCAAATATTTTAAAGAAAAAAACGGTCATTTAAGACCGTTAATTTACTTTAGTCTCGAAAAAGTATCAATATCGGTGTCGGTGTTTTCAAAGTTTCTAAAACTTTTTTTAATATCTCCAGGAGAATATGATTCAACATCGTCTTTGGTTAAAACATACTCATTTTTTCCTGACTTTTCCATATCTTCTTGTTTATCTTCAAAAAAATCGGTTAGTTTTTGATTAAATGGTCCCGAGTCCAAACTTCTTAATTCTAATTTTTCTTCAGGTGTTTTTACTCTATATTTTTCAACCTTAGTTTCAAGGTCGTTTAATTTATTCATGATTGAATCCATGTCAGAAAGTTTACTCTCTAAACCTTCAAGGTGTTTGAACAAATTATCAAAATATTCTTCTTGTTTCTTTTCGGTATTTTGTTGTGATTTAACCAAATCAGTAATATCAAGTTCTTTTGATTTTTTTGACTCCCCACCAATTTTTTCAACATCAGGGTCAGTCGAAATATCTACAGACTCAGGTACCCCTGCGTCAGGTGGTGGCGGAACCGCTCCTGCGTCAGGTGGTGGCGGAACTGCTCCTGCATCAGGTGGTGGAGGAACTGCTCCTGCATCAGGTGGTGGTGGTAATGTCGCATCTTGCTCAGAGATATAATTGTTAATACTCTTATATCTCATTACCTCATTTAAGATTTTTACGTCTATTTTCATTTTCTTATCCATTTAATAATTGTTTTACTCCAGTAATTGTTTCAACTTGGATTTTTTTATTTTTAGACATAGTATTGTCCACTCTTTCGATTAGACCGTCTTTCATTCTGATTGTATAACAATCTCCTGTATCTAAGTCACAAACTTGCTTATTACCGTCACCCAAATCTTTTTCGGTGTGTCGAGTATTTTTACCTAAGTAGTTATCTAAAATTAATTTTGTGTTCATAATTTCTTTTTTATATAAATATCTTTATTCTGTTGAAAATTTTTAAGTGAATTTAAATGTTACTGGAAACGATTTATAAAAATCAATTCTGCTAGTGTCAGTAGTTGTCCCGTCAGCTAAAACGGGTTTACTATTCACAGTAATACTAAATGAATAGGTCCCTTTAATATTTGATGGTGATGTGCTAAGAATATTACACCCTACCTCCTCTAATAATGTCTCAATATCTACCGTAAAAGTTTGTTTGTTACTTGAAATTAACGAATTAATATTATTAAATCCTGCTCCAGTCCCACTACCGCCTCCACATTCAGAATCAGTACTATAATCGTAAGTTGCTCCCCATATATTATATAACCCCGTAGACCCATTAACCGTAACCGTTAATTTTTCAAACATTGGCGGAGTTGCCACGGTATAAGAGTTAACACCACTTAATGGTACAACAGTATTAGATGGTACAGGTGTTGGTGATGGGGTAGGTGTTGGTGTTGGGACTATTTGTGAGACACCTCCATAAATATCCAAAGACTTTTGTACTTTGGATTCAATATTAGATAATTGTGTTGGGTCCATTTGAGAATACACATTCTCATTGTTTTGTTTTGCACCAAAATATAATATCCAAAACTTAGTAATTTCTTTTGCCGAGATATTAGGTAAATTAATCATTCTATCCTTCCATCTAGCCAATAATAACTTAATATTTTCACCTAAATCATCAAATACCGCATACGGTAATGTCGTGGTGTCAGACTTTAAACAAAAGTAATTTGGGTTTGTTTGGAAGTACTCTTTAGATGTTCCCCAATTATTTGACAAATCAATTCCTGCGAAATTATTTTCGTACGCCTCTAACCCTGTCGATGTTGCCGACTCTAAATATAACGCGGCAAATACAGTATATTTTAATTTATTGTCGTCAGGAATATTTAAAGAACTCATTTTTAATTCAATAGTATTCATAACCTCCTTAAAAGTCGCTTTATTACTTTGTGGAGTTATTGGTGTATATTTAACATAGTCCGACGCAGGAGTACAAGCCTGGGTTTGAGTAACTTCTTTACCCCCATTAGCATTAGATACAACTTTATTCTGTTGGGAAATAACATTCCCTTTGGCGTCTTTGGTAACTTGTTTTTTCTCTTGTTTATTCTTCTCAATTATTGTTTGTAATAAATTAGTTTTAAGTGATTGTAAATACGCATCAACTTTAGGTAACGATGCGATAGGTTGTCTAACACCTGTAACGTAGGTTTCAAAATTTCCAGGAGTAATCGTATGGTCAACACTTAATATCATATATGGACCACTGAACATTGGTACATGTCTTAAATTAAAATACATAGTTGGTTGTATCATGGCATTTCCCATCATAGTAATCTGACAACCGTAACTTCTATTTTTATACAAGTTATATAAAGAAGTATTTTGAGTTCCTCCTTTTCTACCACCTCCTTGATTAGCAAACTGATTTAAAACCTCCATACCTTCGGCAGTTGCCTTTCCCGCACTTTGGTCAACTTGGAAACTCTTGAATATTTGTTGGTTTTGTGTTCCAATGTCGACATTAAATCCAACAACCTTATTAGATTTGTCCCAATCTTTTTTACCAATTTGGTTTTCAACTAATGGGTTATCACTCGCCCTACGTAAATCAAACGCATCATTTCTATAACGGAAATCAACATTATTTTTTAAGTCTAACTGTTCACTTGGTTTACCCGCATAAAAACAAACCATTTTTGATGACGAGTCTCTATAATCAACATTTAAAAAAGTTCCAAATAATGTGTTGGCAAATTCCGTGGTACCTTCTATTCTTGGTACGGGATTTTTAACCGCATCTTGTACATTATAAAAATTAACATAAGATGGTATATTCATAACCACAAAATGATTTTCAACTAAAATAGTTTGAACGTACCCTAACATGGTTGCTTTAGTATTAATATTTTTCAATGAGTCTTTTAACTTGTAAACATCCACCAAAATTTTTTCTCCAATATTTCTACTTGCCCTATCTAATAATAATACGTCCTCAAATAATGTCTTAGTTTTAAAATCATTACCCGAAATCCATTTATCGTTTAACGCTTTAAACGTTTCCCATAATTCAACTTTAGTTTGGTTTCCATCTAAATCCGATTCAACTTGTCCTTCCACGCCAATTGTTGTTGCGGGTAAGGACCCATGTAACTTAGGCATTAAATTATTAATAATTTTTGCTTGGAAATTATTGATTTCTAACAGATAATTTGTCATCGCTTTATAAAACGCACCTTGTCCCGACTTATTAGTAGGGCTTGGTACTTGTGGATACTCATCTTGAGGTACAAATACTGTTTTTACAATATATTGTTGTTGTGTCGGGGTAGTCGCCAATGAACCAAAAAATGCGATAATTGTTTCATTAATTAATGATTGGGTTGTACCAGTTGTTGGGGGTCCACTTAATGGTAATCCTTCATACAATATAATTCCAGCACTATTTGATAAGTACGCTATTCTTTGAGGCCCAACTTTTCTAACTGTTATAGTATCCCCACTTAAAAGAGATGTTGTGGAAATCACCTGACTTGGTGACGATATTGGTGCGTCAGGTGGAGCAATCGGATTGCTTTGGAATTGGTTTAGTTTCTGTGTTGCGTATATTTTTATAACTGTCGCAAATAATTTAATGTTATCAACTGTAAAAGCAACATTTAAATCAACAAAAAAGTCGGTTATATAAGAACCATTATCATCATAAACCAATTCAGGTATTTCTGAAAATCCTACATAAGTATACAATGTTGACCATTCCTTAGGGTAGTTTGTTTTAGACGTTATCAGTGACACTCCCCCACCATTAGTCGGTACGGCATTAGGTGTCATAACAGTATAATACTCCCACTCATAAGGGTCGGTTAACGGTAATGATGAAAAAGTGTAAAATAATTTTTTATCATATAAAGATGGGTTACCATATTTAAACACCACATCGTAATTTAAAAATTGTCTTAAAATATTAGTCACATTACCTACTTGCGAATCTTGTATTTTTGTCACAATATTAGAACCTGTGTCTCCTGTTACTTTTGGGATTTTTAATAAACTTCTAAACATCATTTGGAAGTTTTTAAATGATTTCTCCGTTTCAGTACCAGGATTACCTGACTCTCCAGGGGTATAATCATAAACCGACTTAGAAAAATTTAAAAACTCTGTTTCAAATCCGTCTAACACATCTTTTTCAAACACAGATAACATTTCACTCATTTGTGCGTAATCGTTTGTTATCCCGTTTATTGAAAAATTTTCTTGTTGACTTTGTCCTGAAAAAATGTGTTTCATGTAATCAAACGGTGAGGGTTTTTTAAGTTTTGAGTTATCAAAATACCCGTAATTTGGTGCTCCCCAAAATAATCTAACAGACCCATCATACATTGCTTGATTTGAGTTCACCTCAAATTTCATTTCGTATGACGACCCACTTGGTTTAAAACATTCATTTTTTGTTTGATTTAAAAGGGACCCTTGAGATGGCATTAAATAGGTAAACTTTGTGTCAGGAGTGTCAACACTAACCGACCAAGGAATTATTCTTAAATCTCTTAACGGTATTGCTGGGTCAAATCCTTCTGCAAGATTAATAATTGCGTCATCAACGTAATTAAGTGAAACACCTGAGGTTATCCCTGATTGTATCGCACTATCAGTATACCCCGAAAAAACTTCATACCCTTGACAAAAAACATTGAAGTCGTTTATCAACTTGGGATAAAATCCTGTATTTATTAAAGTAGAAATTTCAGAGCCAATAGTGGTGTCTTTTTGTAATACAATATCAATTGGTGCACCATTAATAATTAATCCATAATTTCGAGTATTCGCACTTGTTACAGGGTCAAAATTGGTTGTATAACTAAACCCTGACCAAGAGGTATCTAATATATCTATATTTTTTTCAATATATGTTTTATATCTATGCCAAATTGACCCAAACTTTAATACCCATGCGTAAGGTAGTTTATGAACCGCCCCAAATTTCTTAAGAGCGGCAAAAATATAATCTAAATCAGTAGCGGTATTGTTATCGTAAGTTTTAAATTTTTCCCTCATTGTTGCCAATGGTAAACTATTAATAAAAAGATATGCCGAAGCGATGAATGGATACTCATCATTATCCCTAAAGTTTTTAACCCCCTGTTGGATTGAATTAATAAAGTACGGTGTATTCAACATCGAGGTTGTTTGATTGTCAATCACTTCACCACTATAGTTAAAATACCTAACATTTCCTTCAGTAATCAATTGATTTTCAAAAGTTCTACTTTGATACCATGTCTTTAAATCTGTACTATTAATAACATTTGGTGTTTGTCCTGATAAATAAACAAAGTTAGTTATTGGTCGAATACTATTAGGTGTGTTTGTCGTAATAAAACTAGTAATTAACTTGATATTTGGATTATATTTTAAAACTTTTGTAGTATTAAGTGTTCCGTTGGCGTCTAAAATTGTCGTACCATTCGCCAAATATTTTTTATCCCAATTCTTATTAGTAAATGGAAAAGTATCCCCTAAATCAAATTTATTTGACGTTGTTGAACCTGTAATATATTCTGACATAGCAACCTCATTAGGTAATGAAACCGATGGTTGTGATTCAGAACTATTTAAAATATTCGCATTAATAAACTCAAAACCTCCATTAGTAATATAATTTTTAATG